TTCTGAGACGCCTGTGCCTGACTCATCACCAGTTCCTGAGCCATCTCAGGAGCAATAGCCTGAATCATCATCTCAGTAAGCCTGTTGCGATTCAACACGCCACCAGTGTCCATTTGTGCGATCTGACTAAGGAACTGGATCTTCTGAGCAACATACTCCTTGTCCATGTTCATCACGTCAAAGCGTACGCTTAGGTCGAACTCGTTGTGGATCTCGGATAGGTTCTGTGGCAATGCGCCACCAGTGATCCTCTGAATCTCATCTGGCGGCATATACTGGCAGCAGAGCGAAAACATTTGACGGAACACAGACCGCCATGTCATCAGCCACGAGTTGACCAGCGTCTGCTGAAGCATCTGCGTCTTCATGGGAGGCACAACTGGGTTAATTGTGCCGAAATATGCCGCATGATTAGCCTCAACACGATTGATAAGGTTAAACGCCACCGTAGGTTCACGAGCAGGCGGCTCCATGAACGTGTAGTCGTTCTGGTTCGTGACTGGCAACGCAACGCCAGGGCCAACCTTGTTGATGGAACCAATCCGCTTTACAACCTTGATCGGAGGAAGCGTGGAAAACGCCGTGTGGTCACGGATGGAGTCATGCTGCGCCTTGATCTCATCTTGATCAGTACTTGCAAGCTCAGGAATGCCGCGAGTGTCAGTGATAGCCCTACGAAGCTGCTCACGACGAAACTCAACAAAGGGATACTCCCCGTGCGCGTAGTCGAGACGCTCGTGGATCGCATAAGATGCCGTGTCCTCGACTCTGTTTGAGGCAGCTTGCGGACAGATGACAGTGTAGAATATGGCGGGTGCATTGCCGTCGATGGATTTGGTGTAGCAATACACCACTTCAACCATGTTTGTGTAGTTTACGCCGTTGTAAACCAACATGGTTGTCGTTGGTAACAGGTTGATATTGTAAAAAGTGCTGCTCTTTCCAAGAGCTTGGAGAGCACGATCAACCCATTCGGGATTCCAGCCCTCTGTGGTGACCTTTTCGCGCAATTCTACCTCAGACATCCAAGTCCTACGGAAAATTACGCGAGCACGCTGCAAATCAGCAGCTTCTGGGGGGAAAATGATCTCGTCCCAAGGCTTTAAAGCAACAATCTCAGGCAAATTCCTACTGACATACTCCTCGTCATAAGATGTTTCTCCAGTCTCAGCGAGTTCCTTGACCATCCGCTTCGCATCACTCAGCTTCAAATCAGGAATAGCAGCCTGAATGATTGCGGCAGCCTGATCCTGTGACTGCATGATCAACTGAGGCAGTTCCAACAATGTTTGACTGCCAGACTGCTGAGCGAGCGCAATCACCTGATCCATCGTGATCGGCTGTGTGCGTACACTAATGTGTTGTTGCCATCCCACAAAGAAAGCGCTCCAACCATACTGGAGAGCGTACTGAGCACCTAATTCTGCTTCTTTACGAAGCTGCTGAGGCATCTTAGAGTCACGAATCCAACGAAGCAACGTAGTGGCCACGCTGCTAATGGACATGTCGCTCAACTCAGTTGGTGAAGATCGGATGTCTGCCTTCTCAAATGCAGCACACAACAAAGCAGTCAGCTCGTTACAGCTTGAGTCGATCAACCTGTTGCGAACATCAGACGCACCTTCAAACGGCCAAGCCGGACTGCCTTCTGGACGGTTTTCACTGTGTTTCTTGCCGTCATCCGTCTGTCCTGACCATCTAGCAAAGCGAATATTGTCAAACTTTGTGACTAAATTGCCCTGACTTGAATTAACCATTGAACGGTTATATTCACCCAACAAATCGCCTACATGCGGTACAGCAGAGGCAATTGCTAATGGATCAGTCTTAGAGTTGGGCATAGTCAGATATTAATAAGTGCCACATTTAGCAGATGATTGCCAGTGTTTTTTCCATTTATCGCTATTTGTGTGTTTAGGTTGCATTACCACTAAATACCCTAAAGCGTCAATAGGATCTTTGCTTGCACCTTTCTGGCCATCCGCTCCAGTCCACTCCCGCAACGAATAAATTAGGTTCTGGCAATCAGCATGAACCATTAACCTAGGGTGATTTGATGATATTTCCAAAGGATTTTCTCTGTCGTAACATAGCAAATCGTTAATAATTAGTACTCGTTCATCAACAGAAACCCCTACACTTGGCAAGAAGTACAGAGGATCTGTAGCATCCAGAAGCAGATCCAGCAGAGTAACGCCACCTTCTTTGCTGGTCGTTTCTGTGCCAGCAGAGCGAGGATCTATGTATCGCTCGGCAATATCTTCCCTTTTGTCTGCATGAGTTTCCAAGTTCCAGATTAGTTCCGTGTATTCGTTGACTCCACGGCCAGCACCTTGTCGTTGAGCAGGGCCAGGTTTACCATCCGCCTTCTCGCTAGGCAGAGACCACTCGCCATAACTTGCATCTGGCCATTCTCGGTAGATCCAGATCGTGCCATGCTCATCCACCCTAGCCCAGAGCATGAACCAGTTTCTTGCGCCTGCTGGGTCAGCTACCATGTAGTTTGTGCCTTCCTGTGCAACCTGAGTGACAGGTTCATGGAAGATGTTCACATCCCCAAACAGTGGGAACTGACTGCCAACCGTCTGTTCTGCCCAACCATACGCACGAATCTTGATGTCATGGGTGCTTCTAGCTTTAAGCGTCTGTTTCATGCGCTCCCAGTTGTTGTATGGGTTTAGCTTGCTGTGGAACCAAATGCAGCCATGTTTCCCATACACGCTCTCTGCCGTGTAGGGCATGTGCCCCTTAGGCACACCAATGACGTTGTTGTTAGGCAATAGCTCTGCCTCTTTCCAGGTTGTAATCTTGCTGGTCGAGATGAACTCCTTGACGGTCTGGGTGTAGCCTAAGATCGGCGTAAACGTCACTAGCAGCTTGCCGTTGCGTGTCACCAGACGATATCTGAGCGTCTCCAGCCAGTCAGCAGGGACTAACTCGTCACACCAGACAAAGTCTACTTCACCACCTTCTACAACCTTGATGTCTTGGCTATAGTTTAAGAACCAGATCTGGTTGTTCTGGTAGACTGCTGTGTTATCCGAGAAGCCGTTCTTCTGTGTCCAGCTCACCTGGGTATGCCTGCTTCTCTTGGCTTCCTTCAGCTCTTTGGGTAGATACTTGTGAAAGACGTTCTGCTGCATGGACACACTGGTCATGTGGGTCGTGTGCAAGCACCAGATGTTGATGCCACGCTTCTGGGCTTTCTCGGCTACCCAAGGTGGCATCGTCCCAGACAGGTCTGCACCCACAAACGCCTGAGCAATCCGTTTAGCAGCGTACTCAGTCTTCCCGGCTCGGTTGCCTCCAAGGATAAGTAGCTCATTGCTTTTGTTGAGCAGATCATCAGCATCTTTCCATGGTGCCAATTCGGCACCATACCTATACGGATCATCCTGCTCCGCCTTCACACGCTGCTCACGCATCAGGAACAGCCGCATCGTCTCCTCTGGGCCAATGTTGTTGATCATGGACAACCGTTGGTCTACCGTTGGAGCAGGCATCATCGGATGATCTTGAAGGGGAAACTTAAGTAGCTTTTCTATCAATTTTTCTGTGGACATGTTTTCTTTCTCGGGTTAATTTCTTTCTCGTAGGCCACTCATAGGTCTACCGCGTAGGCACTGAGATATCACCTGAAAGAAGGACTCACTGCTGAAGACACGGTTGAGAGTATCCCTCTTGACTTTCATTAAAAATTGCAGGTGTTCAAGAACTTGCAAGTACTACACAGTCGTTCCCGCGAGAGAGGATAAAGCTAGGTTGAACGGGTAGCCGTGGGCTAAGACTGTGGTGCGAAACAACGGATGATACTTTATACGGATCATTGATTTGTCTGAGCTAGTACACTCCCAAGATAGGCAGTAATGCTGAGTCTTGGGGGTACTATGCTCACTCGGAATCCTCATTACCGGATTAATGATTTGCCTCCCCCCTTAAAAGGGGAGGCAGCAAAGAGTTAAGAATAAAGAGGTTGCGAACGGTAGTTCGCCTTGACGAGCGGAGCGAGTGAGTGTGGCGAGCGTGAGCGAGCAATGTTACTTCTCTTTAATTAAGAATTATTCTTTTAAAGAAAGATACCTATTCCTTTAATTTACTTTAGTTAAAGAACTACTAGGAGCCGTCTTTCCCAAGAACAACTCACCGTTCTTCACCCTGATCACTTGTCCCACCCGCATGGTGCTGCCTTTCAGGCCCACCCACACTCTGCCCTTGTCGGTCTCTACCCACTTGAAGTTGTTGTAGATCTTCATGATCTTACACTCCTGAATGGGGCAGTACTGTGGCAGTAGACCGTCAAAGTTGTTCACATCCCCTGTTATTCCGCTAACTAGGGATTCTTCCGTGGACACAGTACCACAGTGACTCAGTGACTCTGTGTCCGCAGGTGTAGCTGGACGCCATTCTTCCGTGGACGGTTCAGCAGGTTTAAGCGCTACACCCTGCTCAGTCACCTCCAGAGTGACAGGCTTCCCAATCTGCTCGGCAATAGTTGCCGCATTGCTTAGGATATCCTCCCGAAACACAGCTTTCTGCCCCTTAAAACAGCCTCTCATCACGTAATCTACACCCTCAGTGTAGTTGCTCAGGCTGTAATTTGCGCCATCTCGCTGCTTCACCAGCTTATCGCTCACCTTGAATTTGATCTTCTTAATCATCGTGTAATAGTCTAACGGATTGTGAATGTGTATCATTTTTGTACACAGCAAGCACCCGCTCACAGTGACACGACTACCTGTACGTCATCCCGTACGTTGCGTCAACACTGAATGCGGAGCGAGCGTTGTGCGGTAGCGGACGTTGCGCGGAGCGAGGTGGCCCAGTTGCGGAAAAAAATTCTGGATGGGGGTACTCGTTGACGCTTCCTCTCTGTAAAAGACGTCGATCCCCCCCCGCCCCCATCTGAGATTGAAGCCTGGTCTTTAGCTTACCTAGTCTGACCGTTTAGAGCATGTGCACCCTAGAACTATTCACGACTGGTGTTGTATTGGGTTATTGAATGGGGGTCGGCATGTGGGAAATGAGTATGTCGGCAACGGACTAGGCCAGTCTGGAGAGGGCGAGCCACTGGCAAGGCCGGATGCGCGCAGGGTTGTTTGTTTGGGTTTGGGCTCAAAACGCATTGTTCCACACGTAGAACATTGTTCCACACATTGTTCCACAGCCTGCTTCTCTCTGTACGCTACCGCCTATTTCAGGTTCTCCGAATGTTCCACAGAATGTTCCACAGATATCCGCACAGCAAAAAGGGAGCCACCCTTGCGAGCGACTCCCTTCCGTCTTGCTTCTGACCTACCTTACTATTCTCCCATCATTTTGCGCGCTACGTACACAGCGACCAGGAAGAGCAGCGTCTCTATTCGTTCGATCATTCCTTCATCCTTTCTCTTACTAGCACCCACACCACGAGACACGGAAACGCCACAGCCGAGAGGCTGATAATTACAGCGATTATGAGTATTTCCAGCATGTTGCCTTTTGTTTAGTGCCACCCATACGAGACGACGTTGACGCCTTTATCCCAACATGCGCGACAGTCCAGGCATTGATTGCCTTGCTGCTTTGATGGACAAGGTGAGCCGATCGGCTCTTGCTTATCTGTTACTGTAGAACACGGCAACTTTAGCGAGCTCGGGGGAAGCTTATCTCTCATATATGCGCTTAACCTCACTGTAAGATTCGCCGGAAACTCTCCGTGCATCGCTTGCCATTGTGACACGATAGCTAATTCCTTAGTCGGCAACCAAAACTTGCACCATGGCACAGCTTCTGCAATCGCAACGATATGTTCAAGCATCGTCAAATCAGCAATGTCTCCCGAATCAAACCAACGGAAGTACTCCAAGCCCTTTCGGGTAATCAATTGCGCCATGTTTTCGCGCCAAGCGAGCGGGTCGGCGCTGTACGCTTCCCATCGTCTTTCGAGTGCAGCTTGTGTGTTCCCCCATGCATATGCTCCTTTTTTAGCGTAGCAACATTCGCAAATTGAGCCTGCAACTTCGGAGAGTTTACTTCCTACGTTACATCGATGTGCCGAGATGCTCCAAGAAGGGCAGGGCATCTTGCTAGTCTGTGAGAGACCTCCGATAAGTTCCTCAAGTTCAGATAGTTTCATGATTTTAAAGGCCAAGAGCTTGAAGGAGTTGAGTATTGTAGAGCCTACCAATCGTTAGAACATGCTCATTCTGAGATAGATATGCTACATATTCGCACTCCACTCCTAGGGTTCTCAGGTGAGCAATCGCCATCAAATCACAGTGGGAGAGAGCATAATCGTATGGAATCACGATAGCTTTTTTATAGCGAGGGAACCAGAGCTTTACTCTGCTCCCTAGTGTATTGGTTGGGCCCATATACCGAAC